ATTCGCCGAGAGCTGGCGGGTGACCTTGTAGAAGGCCTCGGGCGACACGAAGCACATGTCGCTCTTGCCGCCGATGCCGCTGATCGAGGTGCCGAGAACGCCGATGTTCTCGTGGATGGGCGCGCTGGTGCTCGACAGGCGAGCGCCCGCGAGCCGCTGCACGTCCTTGGTGCGGTCGTGGCCACGGAAGCTCTCCGCCGGAGACGGCGCGGTGAGCGGCAGGAGAGAGTCCAGGCCGTCCATGTTCACGCCCGTGTTCTCCGAGACGACGAAGATGTAGTCGTTGTCGGCGAACGAGGTGATCGCGGCAGCCGAGGTCAGCGTGATGGTGCCGGCGGAGATGTCCACCGAGTCAACGGTGGTGTTTCCGGTGCGCGCCGAGGAGCCATCGGCGTTGGCCGAGGCGCCAACGGGCATGCCCACGCGGAAGTTCCGCGCGTCGATGGCAGTCGCCAGGGTGATGATGTTCGTCGAGGCCGAAGCGCGACGACCGCGGATGCCGTTGCCGTTCCGGAACAGGTCGAACGAGTGGTGGTCGGCCATCTCCTCGAGCACGCTGTCGGTCTGGTCGCGGACCAGGTCCACGAACGCACCGCGGCTGGTCGCGCGCAGGATGGACGGGCCATCCATCTGGATGAGGCCGTACTTGGTCTGCGGGGTGACCGAGACCTGGACGCCCTTGGAGTTCGCCGGGGCGGCCTGGACGGCGGCGAAGGTCGCGCCGACCGAGCCCGCGTTGGCGTACTTGATGGTGTAGATGAAGCTCGAGCCGGCGGGCTTGCCCTTGCTCTTGCCGATCATCCGCGAGAGCGGGCGATCACGGGTGACGGCGTCCATGACGCCTGCGTCGGAGTAGTCGGTGCGAAACAGGTACGCGAGAGTTGAGGTATTTCCGGGCATGACGGCTCCATGGCCATCGACCCGCGACGGGCGCTGCTAGGCGTCTGAGCCTTGAGCATCCATTTCAGCGAGGATTTCTTCCGCGCTGCGTCGACGGTTCGGCGGCGAGTACTTCGGTGTTGGTTTCATGGGTGGTGCCGTCTCTTTCTTCTCGGCGGTTTTGGTCTTTTGCTTCGGGGTGGCGCCGGCCTTGGAAGGGCCGAAGCCGAGGGAGTCGAACTTTTCTTTGCCGACCCGCTCGAGCAGGTCCTGGCGCTCGATCTGCTCGAGCTTGGCGACGACGTCAGCCGGATCGGGGTCCTGGCCAGTCGCCTTGCGGATGTGCTGCGTGGCAAGGCGAATGCGCGCCTGCACGTACTCAGGCTTGAGGCTCTTGAGGACCGGAGTCCTGTCGCCGAGCGCGGAGGCGGCCTTGGCGGCGACGGCCTCAACGCGCCGCTCGGCGTCTTGCTCCTCGAGCCTGCTCGCCAGCTCGGCGACCTGCCGCTTGAGGGCCGACGACTCGCGCCGGCTCTCGCTGTCGCGCCGCATGTTCTCGGCGGTCTGCTTAAACTTCGGGTCGCCCTTCTTGTCGTGACCGAACGCCCACAGGCGCTCGCCGACCTTGATCTGGGTCTCGGCGTCCCAGTTCAGCTCGTCGGCCAGGATGGACGGGTCGTCCTTGGCGCGCTCGAAGATGTCGCGGAGGCGGTTGGACTCCTCAAGGCGAGGCTTCCATTCGGCCTCGAAGGCGGCCTTTTGCCGATCGATGTCGCGGAGGAGCTCGAGCCGGGTTAGCTCGGCCTGGTCGCGCGACCGCTTCTCGTTCTGCTGGACCTTGCCGATGCGCTTTTGGAGGTCTGCGTCGGCGTCCGGTGACTCGTCGGAATCCTCATCTTCGGCTTCGGCGTCATCGGCGTCGCCGTCGACCTCTTCGCTGTCGGCCTCGTCGGAGCCTTCCTCGGCGGCGTCATCGGTCGCTGCTTCCTCGCCCTTGTCGAGCGCGTCCATGTGAGCAGCGACTTCCTCGGCGCTGAGGCGCCCGCCTTTTCTGGGCGCAGCTGGAGCTACCGCAGGCGCATCCGGCGCCGCGGCGGTGGTCTCTTCGGCCATGATTCCTCTGGTCTGATTCTTCGGTCGCTACGCGGCGACGTTGGCCGGCGTCACGCCAGCGCCCGTCAGCCCCACCTGGTCAGGCGGCATCGGCATCTGTTGCTGCGAGAGCATCCAAGCCGCCGTGTCGATGTACTGGCGCAGGATGTCGAGGACGTCCTCGGGCGCGCCCAGGTCGTCAACGATCTGAAGACGAGCCGTCCCACGCCACACGGCCATCGAGAGGTTCGTGTACGGGTCCGGCATGATGACGTTGCCCTCGAGCCCGTCCTCGAGGATTCGCTCGATGTGCTCGAGGGACGCCGTGTAGAGCGAAAGCTCGAAGTCCGTATCCGGGTGCTGGATCATCCGAAGGACGGCATCCTTGGACACCATCCCGGCCTGACCGAGCTCCATCGCGAGCTGCGTCCGGCCCGCCGTAGTCTTGCTGATGTCGGAGGCGACGGCGATCTGGACGCGGACATCGCCCATGTCGACGTCCTTCCACTCGATCTCCTGCGCACCGAACCGGCTGCGACGGAGCACCTTCGGCGCGTCCTTGCCGAGGCGCTTGGCGCACTCGAGGATCAGCTCGAAGATTTCGAGCTGGAAGGCGTCGTACTTGGCTTCCTGCGTGGCCCACCGCTGGGTGCTCTGGTCCTTGTACTCGCGGAGCGCCACCGCGGCGTCGATGCCGGCGGGTTTGGTGCCGTGCGCCGCCATCGGGTTCACGCCGCTCTCGTTGGCGGCGAGCTGGCGGAGCTCGTTGTGGCGGCTGAAGATGTCCGGCGAGATGGCTGAGGGGGCCGCCGTGACCGGAACCATGCCGCTGATCGGAACGACGGCGCCGGCCTGGCTGATCGACTTCACCGTCATCGCCGCGTCCTGGCGGGACACGAAGCGAACGGGGGTCGTGAAGTTCTCGATGTAGCGGTCTTTCTGGCGGTTGAGCTTGTTGCTCATCCGCTGGATCGGCGCGATGCGCTCGGCGAGGCCGATACCGTAGAAGCCGCGATCCGGATCGCTCCACTGGATGAAGGCGATCGGGGATGTCCTTGCCCTCCATCGCGATGACGTGGCGGCCGGGCACGTAGCCGGGCTTGCCCTTGACGCCGATCGCCAGGCGCCAGCCGCGGAGGACCACGACCGCGTCGTCGTCGAGCGGGGTGCTGTTGACGCCGACGGCCTTCAGGCCGTTCGCCTTGCCGGCGGCGGCCTCGATGAGGTTCTCGTCGATCTTCGGGAAGCGCGCCTTCAGCTCCTCGGCGGCGACGATCTCCCGGTAGTGCATTTTGCGAGGCGCCTGGCCCTCGCGGCAGTCGGTGTCGGCGACGAAGACGTTGTCGATGAGGATGCGGCGCGCGAAAATCTGCTGGAAGCGGTCGGTGTCGACCATCACGCAGCCGACGCCCTTCAGGCCGCAGTCCTTGAACGCGCGCTTGCCCTCGCGCTGCGCCTTCAGCTTCTTGCTGATCCCATTGGCGTAGTCCTCGCGCTTCTTGGCCTGGCGCTGGGTAGACCAGTCGGCGTCATCGGTCAGGAACCGACAGCGGACGTTGGCGGAGCTGATCTGCGCGTCGATGGTATCGACGTAGCTCGCGATGTAGTTCTCGCTGACATCGACCTCGCCACGCCCCATCCCGACCGAGTGCATCGGAGCACTGCCGTCAGGGTTGTAGAGCCACGCGAGCTTCTGGAACTTCCGGAAGGTCTTGCTCTGCGACGTCTCGATGTGGTTGACGTGCTGGAACAGGAGCGTGTGAACGCTCCCCTTCTCGGCCAGCCACCAATCGCGGGTGCTGTGCTTCTTGGGCGCCATCAATCTTGCGCCGACCGCATGGGCGCACCTGGCAACTTGCCGTTCAGGCCGAACGTCATCGGGTCATCGAGCGGATCGGACGGGGTCTCCTCGTCCGGCACCGACGACCCGCGCGACTCGACGACCTCGGGCTGTGTCACCACGGGCGGCGACAAGGCGATCTTCACGCCGTTGAACTCGAGCGACGTCACGCCCGCGGAGCGCAGGTCTTCCGCCTTGGCGATGATGAGGTCCAAGAGGGTGCGGGGGTCGTCAGTCATAGAGAGACCAGTTGTCGTTTTGCCCGGTGTCCCAGTCGCTCTCGGACCACGGCTGCTCAACAGCGAGGTCCGCGGCGATGGCGGCCGGCGTGTCGCCGCGCGAGAGCGACGGCTTCGTGATGTCGGGCGCCGCCTCGGGGGCCACGCCTTGCGCGAGCAGGTGTTTCGCTACGCCTCTGGCGTAGATGGCGCCGTCACAGGCGTCGTTCTCGGCGCCGGGGTCTTCCTGGAGCGAACCGTTCTCCTTGACCGCCCACTGAAGCTGCGAGAGCTGCTCCTCGAGTTTCGAGCCCTCGAGGATCTTGATGCGGCCATCGACAAGGTCGCCGTTGAAGACTTCGATCGCGGCCAGCTTGTCCTGGTAGCCGCGCGGCGCCGGCTCGATGCGAATCCCGTAGACCTCGGCGAGGTCTTTCAGGATGGTCGCGGTGCTCGAGTCGCCGCCGATCGCGTCGGGGTAGCCGGTCTGTCCGTAGATGCCGGCAGGGTGCTCGATGTCGAGCGCCGGACCGATGAGCCGCTCAGCGATCTGCCTCGTGTTGAGGCCGCGCTGGCTGAACTCGTAGACGTGATAAAGCGTCTTCCGCGGATCGCTCAGCGAGTAGGCGAACACCTGGACGCAGAACGGGTCCTTGATGCCGAAGTCGCAGCCGTAGACGTAGCAGACGTCTTTCAGGTCCGCGGGAAGCTCAGCGAATCCGAAGGCGTTCCGCTTCGGGTTCCAGCGGTTGAACTCCTTGCCGTCCTCGTCGTGCGGCCGGTAGGCGTAGACGTTGGACGTCGAATCGCGCGCCCAAACGCCCATGACCTCGCGGAGCCAGATCGGGTTTTCGTCCGACCACCCGTTGTCGGCCTTCTCCTTGAGAAAGGCGTTCCAGATGCGCACCGCGAGCGGGCGCCCGGAGTCGGCGTTGTCCTTTGCGTTCCAGCGATGACGCGACCAGCCGCCGGCATCGGAGCCGGTGCGCGTCAGCTCGTAGAACTTACCGAGGTGGGTGCGCCCCGGCGTGCCGATGAGGATGAGCGTGCCCTCGCGGTCGGCGAGGCGAGGCGTGATGACCTGGTCCACCAGGTTGTCGAGCAGCGCCGGCTTGTACGAGGCGCTCTCGTCGATGATGACGAGGTCGTACGGGATGCCGCGGTACTTCTCGATCTCCTTGGCGTCGTTCGCGCCGTCGAGCGTGACCGTCGCGCTGTTGTGCGACATGACGCACTGGAGACGGTCCTCGTAGAACCGGGCCGCGACGTCGAGGCTCTTGAGCAGGGCCTTGAGCGGCTCCCACAGGAGCTTCCGGCACTGGTCGCGATTGGTCGCGATGTAGAGGCACTGCGCCCCGGTGACCGTCAGGAGCGTCGCGGCGAGCCTGTCGATGGCCCCGGTCGTCTTGCCGGCGCGGCTGCCACAGCAAGCGACGATGCGCTTGCTCGTATCGACGACGAACTCGTACTGCTTCGGGCGGTACGCTCGGTCAGAGAGCCGCTCGGCCTTGCGGACGAGCTCGCCGGCCCGATCCTCGGCGCGGCATCGCTCCCAGTAGTCCTGGAGGACGATGCCGGGGTCGACTGTCAGCACCGACTAGCCGATGAGGAGGGTCGCTTTCGCCCACCCCTTGTCCATCACGCAGACCTCGGTCGGCTCGGTCTTGTTCGGTTCGAAGTAACGGACCTCGTAGGCGCCTTCGCGCGGGAGGTAGTCGATCGAGTACCGCTTCTGAGTGGCGTGGACGGCCGGACCGCTCGATTCGAGCGTGAACGAGAAGTGACCGCCCGGCATCTGGCGCTCAACGGGGAAGTCGAGGCGCAGAACAGGGAGGCGCGGGCCGCGCGGGTCGCCCTTCGGCGCCTCCGGCTTGGCCTGGGGCGGCGGTTGGTTGCTCATTCTGGGCTTTGCTCAGGTGGTCTTGGCGAAACGAGCCGCGAGGTGCTCCCACCGAGCCCCGGGCATCTTCCCGGCGCGTTGCAGATCGGCAACGGCGCTGGTCGAAGTCGAGTAGTTGAACTGGAGGCCCACATCGGCGGCGGCAAACAGGCCGCGCGCGATGCCCATCAAGCGATAGGGGGCCTTCACGTAGACGTAGTGCACGAGCGGGATGTCGAGGACGAGCCGCTTCCTCGAATCGATGTAGTCACGCTCGACCGCGACGAAGCCGTAGAGGTCGGAGCGGCGGTCAACCTCGCCGGGGTGGTACGCCACCCAGACCGCGACGCCGGGCCGGGCCAGGATGTCGGTGATGTCCTCGTGGCTGCGCTGCTTCCACCGCGACATCTGGCCGATTCCGGCGCAGCGGCTGGTGCGGAACGAGTCGCCCCACGAGCTATAGT